TCAAAACACAGCTTGCAGCACATTCACAATGATAGAGGCGGCCAGGACAGAGCCCCCGGCTTTAAGGGCCGTTTGCTGCTGCCGGTTCTGCCTCTCTAAGCCTTCGTATCTGATCAAGAGCTCTTGATAGTCCCTCCTCAGCCCGTCCTTCTCACCGAATGCCCAGCACAGGGCCGTGATATCGGTTGTCATCGATAGATCAAGCCCGCCACGGGCCCCTCGTCCGACAAGCTCTTCTTCAATGACCAGAGCGCTTCCCCGCATCCACACCGAGTGATCCATCCACCGGGTGGGAGAGGAAAGCCATATGTTGAAGTTCTTCGTCAAAACATCGCTGGCTTTCCGGGGCGAGCCCTTGGCCTCTGCAATACGCTTTTCAAGATAGTCGCGGTAAAAGCTCACTCCCATATTAGGGTTGCTTTTGATCCACACCGCAGGATCTTCCCACCTGTCCCCCTCATCAAGGGTGTAGATGATCCCCCAGATGTGTTCCGGAACCGGCTCGATGCTTCCCTCAAGGATCTTGGTAACGAGCGTGCGCTCTTCCTGATAGGCAGGCCCGTTGATGTTCGTCCCGGCCGTGGTGATGATGATCGTTAAGGGCTGCTTCCGTGCTCCCATGCCCGACTCATACACGTTGATCAGCTCATTGGTCGCGTGGGCATGGTACTCATCCACTAAGATCGCATGCGGGTTCCAGGAGTCCTGACTCTTGTGATCTCTTGAGACCGGGGTCATGAAGGCCGCAGGGTCATTGACCTTTACAAGGCGTTTTGAGGATCGGTACTCCTTGGTAAGCCGCGATAATGTAGGGTTACGAAGGTTCTGGCGTACCGCCTCGTCATAGCCTTTCTTCGCCTGGTTCCGGTCCACCGCCAGAAAGAACTCTTCGGCCCCGATCTCTTTATCGAGGTGAAAGCAGGCGTTCATCATTGCTGCCCCTTCGACCGTCTTCCCGTTCTTCCTTGCAACCTCCCGGTATGCCTTTCGAAACCGCCTCAGGCCCGTGGCCGTACTTTTCCACCCGAAGATATTCGCCCAGGCAAACTGCTGCCAGGGTTCAAGCACGATCTTCCCGCTGAAGCCTTGCGTGTGCTCAAGCTGCTGAGCAAAGCTGATATACCTGTTGGCGCATTTCTCATCAAAGTAGTAGGGGAAATCCGGAGTATTCTGCCGTAAGAGGTCATTTTCCCACCTGGCTACAGCAAGCTTCACCCACCTGCAGGTGACAACCTTCCCGCTTGCAACATCCTGGGCATACTGGCGGTAGGTAAACAGGCTACTCATCAAAAGCCCCACAAGTACGAGTCGCTTCCACATCATCCGGCCCCTTCTAAAAGCGCTTCCATAGGGTCCTTTGCTTCAGGTGTGTCGATTGCACTCACGCGGGAGCGGGTTGCAGGCGAGAGCCCGAACTCTGCGGATATGGTTTTGACCATGGACAACGCCTGCCGCATGGCCGTGTACTCAGGCATGGTTTGAGAGTTTTTCCCACTCATGTACTGGGCAAGGTTTCGTTTCCTCTTCTTCCCGTCATCATCTGTGTAGTGGTAGACCGCATACTGCGCTTCCCGGTACTGTCCGTATGCCTCGCACAAGGCTTCCAGCATGGTGAGATCAGTCGCAGAGAGTACACGGGTCTGTGCAAGCACCGGGGCAAGTTCCTTCCACTTGTTCTTTGCAAAAGTGTTGAGGTGGCTCGGTGCCTTGGGCGCCTCATCAAGTGCCTTGACTTCCGGCTCCTTCTCATTGGCCCGGTCCTCTCTGAAGGTGCCATGGGTAAGCTTTAAAATAGTCGGCTTTTTGTTGTGTCCGCCGCGACTCATGGCCTATACCCCCTTTGCCTTTGCTGACAGAGTGTTTGTTTGTATAGGCGCGTGGTTTGGGCATTTTTCCCCCAGAGATTTACATCCCCCCTCCGTAAGGCGGGCTGTGCCCTGATTGATGATAGGGGAAACGGGACGAGGTTCCTTCCTCTTCTGGTTACCAAAGCCGTTGTCAAACTTCGCAGTTTTTCTGCTGTGATCTGCATGGAGCCTCGGGATGCCCCAGGCCTGGAGGACCTCGATGCGTATCTTCCGCCAGGCTGCTCCATACCCGCGCTGTGTCGAACTCTTTCGTCTATCCTGCCTTCCCATAGTCTCTCGTCCTCTCCTCTGTCAAAGCCAAAGGGCACAAAAAAAGGCGGCGAAGTAGCTCACGAAAGACACCTGTTACAGTGTTTAACGTAAGGTACTTCGCCGCCTGATTGCTTCTTGCACCATTAGAGCGACCGGAATCCGTCCGGAACGGCCAGGGTAAGTATGCTTACCTTGGGTTATCTAACAAGAAAAATTCTATCACGGAAGAATTTTTGCATCAAGGGGGAAACCATAAAAAAACGGGCATAGAGGAATCTATGCCCGTCATGTGTTTTAGTTCATGGTGATAACAACAATATGCTACTGCTTTGTCACCGTCAGGCTGTAGGTCCCTACCGAGTCTGAATCATACGGACGGGCAATGATATAGATGATTGTTCCACTAGCGGTTATAGTCTCAGGGTGAGTATATCCATTATCTTTGTCAAAAAAATAAGCGGTTGCTCTATCTGCCGCATATGCAATAACCTTTATGTCTCCACTATAGTGGTGACTACCGTCAAAAGAGTCATCCCAGGTAATATCATAGTTTGCCCCATCTTCTACCGCCACAGTAAACACATCGAAATCAGCTCCATCGGTAAAGTTCCCGTCATAGGCGGTTCCTAAACTCAGAGAGGCAGCAGGTCCATCCAATGCAAACCCATCAGGCTCGTAGCCTTTGCGGTAGTAGCTATATCCATCCCATGTAAACTCATTCCCACTGATAATTGTTATTGTAGCTGAGTCGCCATCAAGGGTCAAAGTATCACCAGATAATGACCAGGTACTTGCAGCATCTTCGGTTGTCATTGCATAGTCTGCATAAAGAATAACAGTCCCATCTGAGGCAAATAGATAGACATTAGTATTAGGGAAAGAGCAACGGTCGATAACCCAGGAGCCAATAGGCAATGTTTCATCAACATGCCCACCAGGCTCGTAGCCCTTACGATAATAGGTGGTAGTGCTGTCGTTCACGGTAAACTCATTCTCACTGATAATTGTTATTGTAGCTGAGTAGTCGTCATCAAGGCTCCAAGTATCACCAGATAATGACCAGGTTGTTTTATACGGTACGCCTGTCATTGCATAGTTGTCATAAATATTACAAGATCCGTCTGAGGCAAATTCATAGACATGAGTAGTAGGGTAAGAGGGCGACTCCTTAACCCAGGAACCAACAATAGTAAAGGGAGCAGCGGTATCATCGTCGTCGTCATCCCCGTCGTTTCCAAACATACTACAACCAGCGAGGCCTATCGACAGGAGCAACACCGGAATAATCCAGATTTTTTTCATTCTTCCATCCTTCCTTTTGGTTTGTTTTATAGTTTACACTATACACATTATACTTGTTATGTATACATCGTAAACCAATAAAAACAATATACAGGTAGCTCTTTTTCAGGATTCTCACACAACATATTCCGTGTATGTCCTACGCTGGCTTAATACTCTTATCCCTGACCACTTTCTCCACACCCCGAACCTTCCCGCCCTTCACGAAGACAAAAAAAATGGGCATAGAGAAATCTATGCCCGATATCTACTCTTTGTCACAGAGCCTTAGGAAATATGCCTACTATGGTGTCACCTTTGTTACGGTTAGGCTGTAGGTACCAAGGGAGTCACTAAAATAAAACTCAAGGTAAGGAACCACAACGATATACATGACAGTGCCATTAGCGGAAAGACTCTGGGGAACAGAATATCCACGATCTTCTTCTGCAAAATACTTGCTTGCCTTATCCGCTTTATATGCGGAGACTGATATATCTCCAGTATAGGAACCGCTACCCTCATCAGAATCATCCCAGGAAATCTCATAGCTTGCCCCATCCTCTACCGTTACACAAAAAAGTTTAGCACTTAGATCAGTAAATTCACCTGTATACGCTGTATCGACAGCCAGCGTTGTAGCAGAACCGGACAAGACATTCCCACAGGGTTCAGATCCTTTCCGATATAAGTACTCAGCACCATACTGGATTTTATTACCACTGAGAAACTTAACTTGAGAGTCTTGAGAACCATTGGCGTAGCGTGTGAAGACTATTGTAAGGACTGTATGATCAGAGTTCCACGTCCAGGTACCTTCACGATAGATCTTCTGCATCGCGTAATCACTATAGTATGTGAAGGTTCCATCAGCTTTATACTGATGTACTTCGGTATCAGGTATAGAGTAAAAAGATGGAACCCACGTACCTATTAGATCATTATGTCCATCAGGCTCGGTGCCTTTGCGATAGAAGGTCCATCCATTCCATGTAAATTCATTTTCACTAACAACCGTTATTGTTTCTGTTGCGTTAGTTAAAGAAGCGTCGACGGTTAAACTGTCATCTGATAATGACCAGGTCCCTTTTTCACTTACATTTGCCACTGCATAGTCTTTATAAAGAGTATAAGTCCCATCTGAGGCAAATAGAGTGACTTCACTATCGGAATAAGAGGGAGACGCCATAACCCAGAAACCAACAGGCAATGATTCAGAATGTCCATCAGGCTCGAACCCCTTACGATAATAGGTAGAAGAACCCATGATAAACTCATTTTCACTGATATTTGTCATTTGCAAGGGTGTGTCACCATCAAAGGCTAATGTATCGCCAGATAATGCCCAGGTCCATACTGAAGCTACGGTTGTCATTGCATAATCGCTATAGAGAGTCATCGTACCATCTGAGGCAAATAGATAGACATCAGTATCGGAATAAGAGGGCGACTCCCTAACCCAGGAACCAACAATAGTAAAGGGAGCGGAGGTATTGTTATCATCGTCGTCATCCCCGTCGTTTCCAAACATACTACAACCGGCGAGGCCTATCGACAGGAGCAACACCGGAATAATCCAGATTTTCTTCATCCTTCCATCCTTTCTTTTAGTTTGGTTTTTTAAAAACAATTTATACACGTTATACCACCATAATGTATATACCGTAAACTTATAAAAACAATATACAGCCAGTTTTTTTTCCAATTCTCACACAACATGTTCCGTGTATGTCCTATGTCGGCTTAATACTCTTATCCCTGACCACTTTCTCCACTCCCCGAACCTTCCCGCCCTTCACATAGAACGACACCACCACCTCGCCGTCTTTTGCCTTCTCAAGCTCATACAAAAGCCAGCGGATAGAGTCAGCCACCCGCTGATCCTTACAGTCCGCCGATATCATCGTGCTCATTGCCCCTCCCAACACCAGCACCTTTATTCCCCGGACAGCGGTACCGGCTTCATCATCGGCTCAAAGTCTCCACACGCAGGCATCTGCCGCGTCTCCTCCTTATCAGCCGCAAGACAACCGGAGGAAAAGATTCCGATAAGCTCCTCTGATTCGGCAAAGCACTTTTCGAAGGATCTACAATTCCCACAAACTTTTCTTACACCATACTCGCTCATGCATTTACCTCTTGCCGCACCTGTATCGATGTAACGGCTCGCTCAAGATCAACATGCCGGAACCGGTAGTACTCATTACCAGCTTTCATTTCAATGATCCCTCGGTCATAGTCCGTTATCTCAAGTACCATTTCCTTTTCAATAGGATCATCGCCTTTGAAAACGGTCTTTAACGCCGGAATCCTTTCTTTCAGGTACTTATCTGTGAATGTCATTCCGCACTCTCCTCGGCTTCTTCACTGGCTTCACCCGCCGCTTTTTCTTCACAAGGTTCTCGATCAGGTTATGCATAAACTGTGCCGCCTCTTCCCGCTCGGCCACCCGCTCCTCAATCATCTTCCCGTCCCCCTCAAGCAGGTTCGCCGGTGGAAAGTAATGCGGGTACAGCCGCTCGTCAGCTTCCTTCACGATCGCAAGATCACAGGGACGGCCGAACTTCGTTGAGTAGCTCTCGGTTATCTCCTGGTACAGCCTCTTGAGATACTCCCCCGAAAACTGCTTGCTATCGAGCCAGTCGACAAGCGCTCCCGCGTGGATCGGCGAAAGCTTGCCGTAGTACTGCTGCAACATCGCCATGAACGTTTTCGTGTTCCAGTTGCTGTTCCACTGCATACCTGTTAGCCTCCCACCGCCTGCTTTGCCTTACCTCTCACCCCGTAGGGGTCAAGCGCTTCCCACATCCTCGCACCTTCCAGCTCGTCCGCCGTGATCTTCAGCTGCTCCGCCACCCGGTCCCAGATTCCCGAAGCGTTGAGGGTGGAGGGGAGAAAGGGCTGATCTCGGTAGAACCGATCTCGGGAATTTTTTAGCCGCCATAACTCCCCGATCATCCGCTCGGCACACCCGGCAGGGTCTTCCGGTGAGGCGCGTGAGCATTTCTCGATGATCCCGTGGATCGCCTTGCCTTCCTTGCCCCAGTTCGTGAAGTCTCCGGCCACAGCGAGGAAGGAATCCTTGATCGAGTGGTACAGCGGGTCTGCCGGTTCTTTCCCGGCGGTAGGTGCTTTCCCCTTGCTGGCTTTGCGCTTCTTCGGTGCCTGGCATTCAAGCTCAAGAACCGGTTCGATGTCAGGTTCTGGATCGGGTTGCGAATCGGGTGGGGGAAGTGGAGAGCTTTCCGGCTCCGGCTCTTCTGCCGGTTTAGTCGCTTCTCCCTGCTCAGGCTGAGGCTCTGCCGATGCTACCGAAGGTATCTTAGTATTATCTTTACTTAACTTCTCTTTACTTAACTTAGGCGGTACGAAATGAGAGTGGTCGTTTACCGGTATTGTATCGGTATCATATTCATGTGGTACCGTACCGATATCATTACGATATTCCTCTATGCGGTAGATTCTTTCGCCATCTTTCGGGTATTTGCTTCCTGAAGGCTTCTGTATGGTCTGGTACAGTGTCCAATGAGGATGTTTCACATAGACCTCATCACCCGACTTGTAGGCTTCCACCAGCCCCGCGGCAAGAATCTCATTGAGGTCATTTACCAGCTGTTCTTTCGTGTAGCTCCTGTCAACCGGGTTAATCAATGAGGGCCACATGACGAGGGATACCTTCAGGTACCCCTCATCATCGGACTGTGAAATGAGAAACACATACACCTTGAACGCCGATGTTGATAAACACTGCGCTTGTTCATTGCTCCAAATTGACGGGTCGATCATTCTGCGTCGTGCCATGGTAATTCGTCCTTAAAACGGTATGTCGTCGTCGAAGTTCATTTCCTGTTCCGGGCCCTGATTATTAGGTCCGGGGTTTATGGGGTGTCCCCACTGGTCATAGCCGCTTGTCGGCTTCTGGTAGCCGCTGTTAGGCGGAGGCCCCTGCTGGTAGCCTTGCTGCCGGTTCTGCGGCGGACCCTGGTAAGGGGCCTCTCCATACTGCCCGTTACTCTGACCGGCGGGCTTTCCCCCGATCAGCTGTACATCCTGGGCGAAGAACGCAACCCTGCTTCGCTTCTCCCCATTGTCCTCCCACCGGTCTTGTCTGAGCTGTCCTGAAACCACCACCTGCTGACCTTTGGTGAGATACTGAGCAAGTGCTTCTGCCCGTTTCCCGAATAGGGTGAAATCGAAATAGCTGACTTCATCCTGCCAGTTATCCCGTACCTTCCTGCTGTAATTCGACGCAATGCTGAACTTGCACAGTTGTGTTCCACCGTTCGTGTATCGGAATTCCGCATCACGGGTCACTCGTCCTACTGCCGTGAAACTGGTAATATCGTTTGCCATAGTCCCTCCCTAAATAACATTGAAAAAGTCGCGCTGCTTCTGTGTAAGCCGTTCAAACCGGCTCTTGTAGTAAGCAGCGATATCCTCGATCTCGTCTGTTCTGAACTTGGCCCCTGAGCGGGCCTTTTCATACAGCTTCCGGTAGGCTTCCTCTCCATGCACATCGAGAAAGTAACTGGTCAAAGGTCCTGCATCCCGGTTGTGGTAAAGGTTCTCTCCTGCCGTCTGGCAATAGGCATTCATCTCATCCCAGCGGGTAGCGTAGAATCTTCGTGAGAACAGGTGTGAACAGGTCAGGTTCCTTATACAGTTACTTGTCACTGAACGGTTCCCATCCCGTTGTCGTATGTAGAGACTGAACCACCGGTCTGCCGCATCTACGGCCTTTTGCCGTCGTGTCTTCTGTCTTCGTACCGGTTTTGCTCTCTGCTTTGTTGTTTTTCCCATGGTGCTTCCTTAGTCCTCGATGAGGTTGATTCCCATTTCCGCCGCTAACTGGTGGATCGCTTCAATCAGGATCGCGGCATCTTCCGTACTGCAATCAGACTCACTGATCCCTTGCGGTTTTCCCCATAGGTCGTGTATAGGCTCGCCGTTCTCGTCCTCAAGGATGGGGTAGCCCATGGTGAGCGCGAATTGTTTCGCGTACTTCTTCACGTCCTCAAATGGCTGGCCGGTATCAACGGCTATCTGTTGACAGTGACCGTTGATATGATGGTTCTGGCTGTTCTCTCCTGTTGTCCTCGGCCGCTTTGGAGTGTCGATCTTGAGTGAGTAATAGGGTGATGGTGACTTGCGTTCTATCTCCTGGTACCTGAAAAGGTGTACAAGGTACTCATGGAATACCTCACCGACGCGGAAGGAAACGACTCCCGGCTCTCCGGTCTTCATCCGTTCGGCCGCTGGAATGACAATTGCTCTCTGGCTCATACAGTCTCCGGTTTTATCTTTGCGTACCGCTGTTTGATCAGCCGAGCGGTCGCGATCGCAATCCACTGCTGTTCCCAGACCGGAAGGTCAAAGGAACCGATCTTCTTGTCCTCCCCACAAATTGAGTACTTCCCGGTTTTCTTCAGGTGCACCACCCGACGCTTTGCAATCGGCAGTCCGAAGGTCTCTTCAAGGGCTATCTTGTAGGCGGCCAGCTGGTGACCGTGCCATAGCTCATGTGCTCCGCTCTTGATATCAAGAAGCCAATACTCCCCGTTGATCACTGCAACCCGGTCCGGGATTCCCCCGTATTCCATAACCTTGCTGCCGATCGGAAGCTCGATGATCACAAACTCGCTCACCCCGATATCAGCCTTGAAGGCCTGCCAGGCTTTGAGGTAGGGAATAATTTCCGATGGTGGGAACTGTGCAATGGTAAGGTGGCCCCGGTCGATTGCCTCCGTTCCCTGGTGGACCATTTCCCCGCGAGAAGTACCCGATGGCTTGTACCACCGGGTATCAATGAACCCTTCACTTTTGAGGATGCTTGTCACACTGGAAACTTTCCTGCCGTCAACGCGGTAGGTGTGTTCCTCAGGGGCAAAGTCAATGTTTATTCGTGCCTCAATTGTCATGGTCTCATGTCCTGGCACTGACGGTCTTTTCCGCGTAGACCTTGATACCGGGAATATTGGTATCAGCCTTTAACGCCTTCACCACCTGGCGGATTTTCTTCTCATCCGGGATCATGTATTCCCTCGGGATTTTGTCGGTCTCTTCAATGATGAAGGTCCAGTTATCCGAAAAGGAAACCCCGTCAATCTTCACCGGCTCTTCTTTCTTCTCAGGGGGAAGGGGAATAGAAGGTGCAGAATTTCCCTTTTCCTTTGGCTGCTCCCGTTCCTTCTCCGCTTCTTTACGCTGTTTCTCTGCTGCCTCGATGCGTCGCTGTTCCTGTTCCGCCTGGTATGCTCCCATCTTCTTTTTGACGGTTCTTTCAGCCTTGGTCAGGATGTCGGTGTACTTCTTGATCTGATCGGTCACAGCCTTGTAGGCCGCATAGGTCTCTTTGCGTTCAGGCTCGAAGTGGTCCTTGACGATCTTCTGTGTCTGCTTGTTCTTCACAAGCCACTGACCTGCTTCTGCAAGCTGTTCGTCACTCTGGATGGAAAGCTCTTCCATCCGACTGATCACTTCATCAATATCGCCTTTGAGCTTCTCAAGTCCCGTTTCTTCTGCCGTCTCCTGTTCCTCGATGATATCCTCAACGGTTATGTCCGTAATATTCATGTCCTTCTCCTGTCCTACCAGATTTCGAGCTCTGCTTGTCCGGCCTCTTCTGCCGCATACTCTTCGTCGTCCTGCGGCTGTTCTTCCAAAACCTCTTCCGGTTTCTCTGCCTGCTGATTTTTCCGCTCAGGTGCAACGGTGCTGTTTGCGCTTTCTGCCTTCTGCTGGAGATTGAAGAGTTCATCGCTGATCCTCTTGATGTAGGCCTCAAGCACCTGGCCCTTGTACTTCTTGCTGTTTGCAAGCACCTCATCCCGCTCGGCCTTGGTAACCAGCTCCCCGACAATGGCACCGTCAAGCTGGTACTTGAGTTGTGTTCGCGCTTCCTCGTCCGGGTCTTTTGGTGTGGTTTCCGTATGCTTCTCGTCCTGCGGCCCCTGGGATGTGGTAGGTGTTGCCTCCGGTACCGGCATCTTGTTTTCAGGGATGTTCTGCTGCCCGATCTCCATAGCCTTGAGCAGGTCGTTAAAGCCATCATGTTCGCTGACCTGTACAGTCAAGGGAATCCGGCCGGTTCGATCCTTTGAGTCAAACTGGTCTCCCTGCCGGGGTGTGTAGAGGATGCGAACAGGTTTGTCGTCGACCATCTTCACTCCCATGTAGCTGATAACATCCACGATGTTCGGTATCTCTTCCCTGAGCTTTGTTGCAACCTGTATGCGGTTGGTGATCATCTCCCCGTCTTTCTCTTCCGAAACGTGAGCGACGATGATCACGTTCTTTCCGGAATCCCGGAGCCACTTAATGAAGCTTCGCATCTGTGCCTTAGCTTCGCCCCATCCTGCCATGGTCAACGATCCGTCTGCCTGTCGGAACTTCCGGCCATTCAACGCCGGTGAATTGAGGAGCTTCTCCATCGCTTCCCCAAGGGGATCAAGAGCGATGGTGTGGTAGGGTGCAACCAAGGCCGCAAGCTTCTGTTTCTCAGCGTTTGCCGGCCAGCTCTTGAGCCTGATCACATCTACATTGAAGCCGCGGGCTCCCAGGTATTTGGTTCCGTTCTCAAAGTCGAGAAGGATCACGTTCGGAGCTGAGGCGGTGAAGCTTGTCTTTCCCACACCGCCTTTGCCGTAGATCACCATCACAAGGTTATCACCTGCCTTGATCTGGCTTGTCTTTTCGATCGTCACATCAGCCTCCCTTCGTTCAACTGATCTCTGATTCTCCGTACCTCACCAGATAGCTTCATGGCGAAGATGTCCCGGTTATGGGCGGTTCCGAAACGGAAAAGCTCCTGTATCTTGTGGTCCATCTCCTCAAGGCTTTCCTCGATCTCGTGAAGTTCTTGCTGCCTGAATCCAATCATGGTAGTATTGGTGTGGTTGTTTTCTGTGGCCGTATCCTTGCCTGGAGCGGCCTTTTCTTTTGTTTCAATACTCATTTCTGTTCTCCCTGCTCGATAATCTCCCAGTCCTCCGCTAAGATGTCGGTCTGCGATGCAACCCATGGCACGAAGTCGTTTTGTGCTGTCTTCATCATGAGATACGGCCGGAATTTGCAGACGGTTCCTTCCGGCAATCTTGTTGCCTCTGCGGTATTTTTGTTGATCGGTATTCCTTCCGGGTAGCCCTTCTGGTAGAAGACAAACATGCCCTTTCCATTCCAGCCTTTTCGGGCAATCTTCTCTCCGGCCTTTGCCGCTTCGATTGCAAAGCCAAACGTAAGGGCATCACATGGCCGATATGCACGATTGAAAACATCGATAGGTGACCAGCTGATATAGCCCTCATGTGCGGGATGATTGGATTTACCGCCATCGACATACTCGACAAGCATCCCTTCATCATCTCCATTTTCATCCGCAGGAAGTTGCCAGCCACGATAGCCGTTGTATCCACGCCTGGTCATCGGTCGTGCTTTGATCCTTTTCACTCCTATGAAACCTTGCAAGCTTTCTTTTTCTTCCAATTCCATTACCATGTCCTCCTTGAAAAAGGTTGAAAGTTGTTGGACCGGTAGGAAAATTGGTGTTTACCGATCCAACCTGTTTGAATCCCGGCATACAGCCGCGAAAATATAGATGCTATTATTTCTCCGGCATCACGGATTGTTTTTCTCCCCCATACGAGGGAGTTAAGAAACCGGACGACCGTTACGCCTTGGGGAGGTGCTGTTTACCGCCATATCGAAAAGGTATATGGTTGGTCATCCGGTCACTTAAAGCGCCACGATTCCCCGGCGCTCGGTAGTTGATAGTGCGATATAAATCACCATTGCTGGTACTTGGTGGCCAACACATCTATACCGTAAGATCAACAATAACCAGTGTCCGGCGCGACCCGGAGCTTAGGCTATCGACATAACACGCTTTTCAATCAGGTTGCCATCCTGATCATTCACTCGGCTTTCGCCTCAATTATGCCCGTCTACTTGCGGTCTCACTGGTTGCCCCCGGTCAGCCCTATCTAATTTTCCCGGGCGCCAACGCAGTTAACGATTGCGTCTCGTTTGCCTGTTTTTAGCCGTTATCTCATCTGAAATTTTTAACCGTTTCCGCCGGTTCCATTGCTTGCCCGCTTGGGTGGAATCCACTCAATGCCGAAGACCTGAGATGCAATGATGACTATTACGTTCATGATTGTTCCCCAGTCCGGCAGGTCCCAGCCAAACAGCTCGGCAAACGCCAAAACTGCGGCGGCTATCGCAGTCAGCGCATAGGCTATAATGCGCTTCGTTTTGTCTGTCACGCTTTCCTCCTTTCCCGCTTTTCACGGAGTAGATTGCCGGTCTACTGACCGGTAGCAGATTATGATTTGCTGCCCTCGGGGATTCGAACCCCACAAGTGGTAATGGCCTGGTCAGAGGCTGCTTTCTCAGCATTCCAAATGGTTTCCCTATACAGGACAGCACTAAATCCTTATCTCTTAATCCCTTCTCTTATCTGTCAAAGATCACCGATCTGAGGTTCCGGCCGGGTAGGCCCGTTACTCATCCCCCGTAGTTGAAGGCTCTTCTCCTAAAACCGTGTCGCTCAGGCGGCTTTTCTTCGGGTCTATCCCGACGCTTCGTAATGAATCTTCAAGTATCCACCGGTCGAGAAGCTCTTTTGTGTAGATCACTTTCCCGCCGATCCGCTTGTGAGGTATCATTTTTTGTCTGGTCAGGTTGCTCACATAGCTGGGCGATACGTGAAGGTACTTCGCCGCTTCGGTCTGGTTCATGTACGTCATTTCATCTCCTTGTTTTGATTAAATGGTTTTGAGTCGAGTTGTGTGTTGCCGGACTGGATGGATTCGTAACGGTCAAGTTCCTTGGTAATGAGGTTACGAACCCAAGTTGCACGACCTCTCCCTGAAGTTGCTTTTAAGGGACCCTTATCAATTCTTTTAATTTCATCCTCAGTTAGATTAACTTTCACAGCTGGCGGACTCTTATGTTCCATTTTTGCTCTATTCATACATTCATAATCGAGCAATAAAGGAACATTGTCAAGTGTTTTTTGTGACAATTTGCTCTATTTATAGCCGATAATGAAGTATGGATTTCTGGGAAAGGCTAAAGACCTTAATTAAAGAGCAAAAGACAACTCAAGAATGGGTCGCCAATAAAACCGGCGTGAGTTTTGGAACTTTTCGGAAGTGGATGTCAAGAAAAACAATGCCTAATGCGGATCAAGCCGTAGAAATAGCTGAGGTGCTTGATACTACCGTAGAATATCTGGTAACTGGCAAGAATCCGGACAACTGGCAAGTACCGAAACGCTATGCAGATATCGTAGAGGACTTGGAAGCATTGGATGAGAAGGATCTGGAAACAGTTAGGGCACTGACTTCCAGCCTGGCTGATCGTTCTGCTCAAAGAGCTAAGCGAGAGGCGTAAAGGCTATCGAATGCAAGATTATAAAGTTCTCACGATAGCAAGCTGTTAGAGAAAGTTGAGTTTTTTTGTTGCTCTATGAAGACAGTGGGGTTACAATTATTCATATAAAGATTTAGATATAAGTATGAATTGTGATTGGTCTTATGCCCCAAAACTACCCGTTCATGCTTTTATCAAATACAAGGAGATTATTAACTTTTTATTGGGTCTATATACAGAAAAGACTGTGGATCCTTTTCTACTCAAAAAACTTAATCTATGCGCTGGTAAGTTTACTTGGGGGATTATTAAAATGCCTACGATAGATGACATTAGATCAAGAGTATTAGCAATAAAATCCAAAAGAGATAAGATCTATCCAAAACTGCAGGAATTTGGGGTTGTAATAAAAGAGACATTGCAGGATGTCTCTATCTCTGGTCATTCAAAAGAAAAACATCTGGGGATGATTGGTCCAGACGATTGGGTATACGGGTACTTATTTTGTAATTCTGAAAAACTTGCCATTGCCTATAGATCTACTTATATGGATATAGAAGATTCACTCGAACATATCCCGGTTGATTGGCGTACTTATAGTATACAGGAACTATCTTCCGCGCCTATCGAATGGCTTGAATCATTATCAAGCGAAGAGTCATTAAATTCGTTGCTGGAAGATCTCGCATCCCAGTTGGATGATATGGAGCTGCCAGCTAATAATTATACCGTTATAGATAAGATGCTTAATAGTGAATCTAATCTGATATTTAAACATACAACGAAGGTACTTCAAGAGACTGATGATCACAATTTGTATGGAAGTTGGTTGAAAGCACGAAACTGCATTCAAACTGATCCCGCCGATTCCATCACAAGAACATGTAGTTATCTTGAAGCAGTTTGTAAAAAGATACTATCAGATTTAGAGCAGCCACAACCTGTTAGGAGAGATATTTCTAGTTTAATTGCGGAAACAATGAAAGTATTAAATCTTTCACCAGATGAGCAAGTAAATGATGATCTAAAAAGACTATTGGGGAATGTAAAGGGCATTTTCAGTGCTATTGGCAGCCTAAGAACACATTTTGGTTCCGCCCATGGTGCTGCTCCAGGAAGTTACGAATTAAATGGCGATCATGCTAGGCTGCTTAATGATATTGGAGGTGCCTTGAGCGGTTTTCTATTTACATTATCAAAGGGAAAAACTTAACAATAACATTGAGCAGATTGGGTGCATATCGCTACGTTGCTGTTTTGTGTTGTGTGGGTAACGTTATGACACTTCATCAAACAGTTCATGTGATCAGTATACAGAAATTGATTTAATACCATACTTTAATATCATGGTAAATGAAGTCCTTTATAAGGAGCGAGAATGAAAATTATACGAAATACAATGAATATAGCTGATCTATATAAATACTATACAGACGAGGAATTAATAATTAACAAAGAGTATCAAAGGGAACGAGGTTTATGGCCTAATAATTCAAGATCCTTCTTTATTGATACTATCATAAAAGGATTTCCTTTTCCTAAAATTACTTTATTACAGAAGATAGATTTGAAAACTAAAAGGTCTATACGGGAAATTATTGATGGACAACAAAGATGTACTTCTATTATAGATTTTATAGATAACAAATTTAAACTATCAAAAATAAGTTCTGAATATCCCAATATAATATTTTCAGAATTGTCAGATGATGATAAATCAAATTTCTTATCTTATGAGATTTCAGTAGACACAGCTGTAGGTGCTTCAAGAGATGAGGTTATTGAAATTTTCAGAAGAATAAATTCTTATACTTTGCCATTGAATAAACCGGAACAAAGACATGCTACCTATCAAGGATATTTTAAATGGTTTATTAAAGATGTTATTGAACGATACACACCAATACTTGAAGATTATAAAATATTATCTCAAAGAGATATTTCTAGGATGATAGATGCAGATCTTTTCACAGAATTATGTCAATTGATTATAGAAGGCATTGTCACAAGGAGCGTCTCAAAGCTTGATAATCTTTACAAAATCAATGATAAAGATTTCATATATGGAGATGAGATAAAAAGTAAATTATTTCTAACATTAGATTTCATCAAAACAGAGTTAAAAGATCTTTTAGAAAAAGAACTTTTAAGTGGTTTTAATTTTTATAGTTTATTTGCAGCATTATTGTATAATAATTGGGGCATAAAAAATATTAATTCAGAAATAATCGATGGATTATTACCTATAGGGAAATTCTGTAATAATACTAATGAATCAATTAGTGAAATAATAAATATGCTAAGTGAGGTAGATGAAAAAGTTGAAGATGGTGAATATTCAGAATTTGTAAAATCAAGCTTAAAGACAACTCATAGTGTAAGCAATAGAATAAATCGTACAAAATTTTTTATTAAAGCTTTACAGAAAGTATGAATTTAAGAAAGAACTATCTATCCTTATATAATTCTTTTGAAAAGTGTACCTTTTTATTAAACAAGAATGAATCATGTAATAATCGCTTTGAAATAGATGGAATAATTAATTACTTCTGGCAGGCATGGAATTCGTATTGGAGATCATATTGGATATCAAAATACACAGGTTATTTCGATGTTAATAATAGCTATCAACATCGAAATAGTATATTAAATACAAAAAATGAAAAAGAGATAGTCTATAATATTTTATATAAAATAAATAAGAGAAAAAATCCTTATGGAGCTATAAGTGCTTCGTTCCAAGAGCCTACTTGGGGATCCTTTGATTCAATTTTAAATATTGCAATTGCATTACATGAAGTAAAGATTAGTTCCCTTGTAGGATCATATAGTAATAGTATTAAACATTTGCAGATTACAAGAAATTGTACAATACATTTAAATAGAGCGACAATGAATGATATGTACAAAAAAGTTATACCTTACTATTCTATAGCTAAAATAAAATGGCCAACGGATATCTTATTCTCAACACCCTTGTATAGTAGAGTAAAAACTTACAATAAGTGGAGTAATGATTTGCTTGGCTTCCTGGAGAATATCATGTAAAAATAATTCTATAGAACAACTAGTTAAAGTTGGCTTGTCCATTGTCACGTTTTCTGCGGAGACGTTACAACGGCAGTAAAATCGTTGTTCTCCTACACTTTGGCATCAGGTCAATATCTTGAATATTTGAGGTGAACGGAAGATCAAATCTTTATTACACAGAAAAGGTAGTTTATGGAAATTATTGATATCCTTAACAAGACCGTAAGTGCGATTGATGCCATCAAGAATACATTGCCAATTTCTGCTACTTTGTATGAACAATTACATAATAACCTTTTGATTGAATATAACAGATTCTTAGAAACTAAATGTGAGAAAATATCTGATAAAGAGAAAGGTGAAGGATATAGAATTCCAGAATCCCAATTCACAAGATTTATACGTATAAAAGAAAAAATAAGTAAATTAGAAATATCTTTAAATATAGCACCACGGAATTATATTATATCTCTTATAAGTCAATTTGATTTCTACATAGGTAACTTGATACGTTATGTTCTGAATAAACAGCCTGAAATATTAAATACTTCAGATAGGAAGTTAACATTTGCAGATATTAAAAAATTTGATTCTATAGAGAAGGCTATTACATATTTAATTGAAAAAGAAGTTGATTCAGTTATTCGATGTTCACATGATGATCATCTTAAGTGGTTTGAGAAAAAACTTAACATAAATCTGAGAAGTGATAAAAAACTAATAGAGGAGTTTATTGAGATCACTGAAAGGCGTAATTTATTTACCCATTGTGATGGTTCTGTTAATGAGTCGTATTTAGAAAAAGTTGGAAGAAATAGTGATACTATAGTTGTTGGATCTAAATTATCTGTTTCACCTGAATATTTCCAGCATTCATGTGATGTTATATTTCTAATTGTTGTATATCTCGGGCATATTGTATGGAATATACTTGATCCAGACGATAGCATAAAGAAAAATTTAAATACCATTGCATATGAACAAATACAAGAGGAAAACTATAACATTGCTGAAAATATTTTAAATTTTGCATTAAATAGTTTTGGTAAAATTAGAATATTGGCATTAGACACAATGTTAAAAATAAATCTATCTCAGACATATTTATGGCAAGAGCGAGATGAAGAATCAAAGAAAATACTATCAGAAATTGATTGGTCATTATGTACAGAAGAGTATTTAATAGCAAAGGCTGTTATAGAAAGAGATTTTAGAACAGCCATACGAATGATAAAAGAGGATAATAATAAGAGAAAAGTGATTGGTAAAAATGAGCTGATTGAATGGCCCTTATTCAAAGAGCTAAGAAAAACAGAGGAATTTAAAGAATATTTCAAGAAACAATATGGAGAGAATGCGATTGTCCAAAAACGACAAAACATAGATACAGAGGTAAAAATATCTACAATGCTTTAATTTTTTGTAGTAGGAGTGGCAAATATCATGATCTTTGTAAATGATATAGTAATTCTTATAAAAGAATAATTTCGTGATAATAAAGGCTAATAATTCATGGAACAAATGAAAATAGTTTTTGAATGGCTATGTGAAGGTAAAGATCCAAACGCTTGGGTGTTTTTTAAAATTGCTGCTTCAATTTTCGGAGCATTTGCTGCATATTTCTTTAAATATATTTTCTATTCCATAGGAGATACTAAGGTAAAATTTTGGTGGAAAGGGTTTGGATTTGTATTGATCTCATCAATTGGAGGGCTGCTATTAATCAATCCCAATACAGCTGTCAATGCCTTTGCTTCAGGTTTAATTGGTTGGACAGCTATTGCTAATTTGTTAAAACAAGAAAACAAAGGAGCCTCTGCTGAGAAATATACAGGTGATATTTTGACACAAGAAAAATTGAACGAAATGATAAACATAGGAATAGATGAAAAATGAATAATAAATATAATTTTTCTATTACGTTTTGGATCAAAGTAGAGAGAAATCCTGGATGGATTGATAAAGATTCAGAAATAAATTTCCCACCATTTACTGTAAAAAATGGTATTAAGGTTTTTTTTAAGAAGCAAGGCATGTATATGAAAATTTATTTATTGCATCCAGAAATGGGATATAGAAAATTGAAAGTAAAAATTGACAAATATATAACGAATGATACTTTTGTGGCATTAACGAATAATGACGAAGTTACTAAATTATATCTAAATGCAGAACTTGTAAAAGAAGTAACTAAGGGAGATATAAAGAATGATTTAGAGATTGGTGATTACGTTATGGTAGCCTTAAAGAATAATGATTTTAAGAATATTAATATTGATGAAAATAGTAAGTTTATTACTTCTGCTAAGATTAAGAAAATACTTGATGATTACTTAGAGTTGGAGATTTTCGGAATTGGACCTAAGATTTATATTAAAGAATTAAAAAAAGAAAGGCTTGCGATTTAGAAATATTTTATACTAACTAATTGAGTGCAGTAGTCGTCGTCTTTTATTACGGTCTATAAATACTGTACTCCAAATATCTCAATTACACCTCCTGTAGGAGTAGCAATATTTAAAAATATAAAAATTTGGTAAATATCTTCTCAATAGATTAGAGTTGCTTAACACTTACCAATTATTTTTATACACTAAATTATTTACAGAACTTAAAAACCGGATTAACATTATTATATGGAATATGTAATAATTGTCATTGTAATTATTTTGGCTATTGTCTTCCGAAAGCCGAGGCGTTGTGCTATTTGTTCAACTCCATTTAAAAGAAAGTATTATGTATGGAAGATAGATGGGAAAAAACAGTATCTATGTCCCAATTGTAATAGAAAGATGGAAAAGCAAATGAGCGATTCGGCTTTCAAAAGACTAAAGTAAATTGCTTAAAGCGATTCTATCGTTAAAATCTCTCACTTCCAGAACTGCTCGACTTTCTCCTTGTCACCTCCATACGCAACAAGCCTCTCCTGCCAATACGGCCGGGAGTAGTGGAGCGTCATCTGCCTCGATTCATGCCCCATGAACTGCAATAACCGCTCCTCTGATAGTAAAGTCTCCATTCTCGTGTTGTACGTGTACCTGAGAGAATGGACCTTCAGCTTCCGCCCCTCCGGCTTGATCCCTACACGCTCCATGCCCAGCTTGAGCCCTACACGCTCCATGCCCAGCTTGAGCCCTACACGCTCCATGCCCAGCTTGAGCCCTACACGCTCCATGCCCAGCTTGAGCCTATCAAGCAGCAGATTGCGGTCAACCGGCTTATCAGCGTACTTGAACAGCATCCCGGAGGGTGGGGCCACTTCAAGCCACCATGAGAGGGCCTGGATCGCTCTTTCCGGCAACAGTACAGCCCGCCATTTCGGATTATCATCTTTCCCTTTCTTCGGAAGCGTTACCTTGTTGTTGCTGTCCAGAGCCTTACTAACCACGATACCCGACTGATTGATGAATACCTGGTCCCTACAGAGCGCCCGTATCTCCCCGGATCGCAGGCCCCCGGAAACCGTCGTAAGCAGCATCACGGCAAACATGAGCCCGTAGTACTCAATCTCTTCGTAATAGTCGTTCTCAGGATCACTGTACAGAGCTATAAGGTCTTCGCGCTTCTCAGGGAATAGGGCGAACAGCTCATCATCCCGGAAGGTGTCATACCGCCTTGAATTCCGGGCAAAGCGCTCTATTGTGGGAATCCGGCGGACCTGATTAGACCTCTTTGCCTCCCGGAAGATGAGGTTCCAACAATCGATGATGCTGTTCCGTGTGGAGTTTGAAAAAGGCTTCTCCATGAGCCAATCTTCGATGTCAGCGCCTTCTATCTGGTTAAGTGGTGTATTTCCCCAGTCTTTGACAATGTGGTTCCTGACGAAGCCTGAGTAAGCTCTGAGGGTACCTTCTTTCATCCCCGAACCCTTGGCTTCACGTCGGAGTAGGTAAGGGGAGCCCGCCTCAAACATACCCTCTGCAACGGCGCGAACGGTATCCGCTTTACCGCTTGGGATAGGGAGATTGTTGATATATTCCTGAGCATGTTTCCTGACGGATTCGGCCCGTCCTGCGGGCTTCTGGAGCTGTCGGCCGGTATCGGGGTCGTACCACCAATACCACCAGTAGAAGTACTCTCTGCCTGCTTTGTTTTGATATTTTCGCTTGAAAAGATGGTAGAAATCAGTTGCCAT